TCTCCTCCCGTGTGCGTCCTGCCAGCGTTTCCTTGATTCGGTCGTATCCGCCAAAAGCATTGTCCTGAGAGTGGAAGTAATGCACTGACGCATTGAGCCTCTTGGACTTCTGGACGTATGGAACCAGCTCACCATTAAGTAGTTCTGCTGGGCGAGACTCAATGGTTGTCGCTCCATCAAGATACTCCTTAATAACCTCCGTCCACCCGTCAATCGGAGTGAATGTCACAAGCAACTTTGAGTTCCGCGTAGCTAGCCGGAACCTGAGCGTATTGATTAACTCTGGCCCCAAAAGATATTCATCGAGCCATACTCCAATGTTATGCCACACAGCATTCTTAGATCCAAGTTCCGCGCCTTCCAGAATCGTCGGGTTATTCTGATACTGAGAATATGTCTTGAAGATGATCTGGGAACCGTTTGGAAGGATTAGCGACGAGTCCGTGAACCCAGTCTTCTTCTTGTAGGAAATGTAAGTATTTGCGCTAGTCTGCTTGGTTTTCAGGTTCTCTGGCAACCAGTCCCACACGGCACTTTGTTGCTGGCGAATGCTGACCTCGGAAGTCTGAGCAAAGCAGAAGATTTCCGACTTAGGATTCTCAATGGCAGCACGGACAACTGAGAATGCTCCCCACTGCGTCTTGCCGCTCCGGTTGCCTCCTAGCGCAAGGATCTCGTTGACCTCAAACAGTTGCTCTTCAGCCTTGCTCCAGTGCGGAAGGCGGAAACCGTAGTGATACGGGTCTTTCTCAGCGTTCTCAATCGCCTCATGGTAAATCGAGTGAAGCCCAATTAGCTCGTCCGGTTCCATTTGCACCATCTCCTCATCGGTTGGTGGCGTCAGGATTGCGTGCTTTTTCCAGATCATAGAATCTCCGCTTCGATTGCGTCTTCCTTGATCTTGCTGGCAATCCGCGCCTTGGCGTCAAAGATCATCTTGGCGGCGTCATCGAGACTCGCCCCCTTGCGGTGCTCCACAATTGAAGACGCCATGCCCGTGAGTTGCGCGGCCTTGTCGGTAAGGATGCCAACCGTCACCGCCAGCTTGTCCGGGCTAATCTTGGCAAGCTCTTCTGGATTATCAAACAGTTGTTGGGACCGCTCAAACAGCAAATCCGTGTAGTCCTGCGCTGCAATCGCGTATCGCATCGAGAACTCCTTGCGTTTTGTCTCCAGCGTGTCGTTATGACGCCATTGTAGGCCCCTGATGGTTTCTCTGCCGAGCCCCGTCTTCTTTTGGATGTCGGTTATCCTCGCGCCTTGTGCGGCCAGCCACAGGGCCATTGCGGCCTTGTTTGGGGCGTAGTGTTCAACACAGTTGCCCGGAGAGAGCTTTGCACGTTCCTTGACCTCAAGAAACCAAGCGGACTTGTCTTCTCGTTCGTCAACGTATTCCGCCTTCAGCTTTTCGTTTGGATCATCATTCATAGTGTCGCCTGATAAGCATCAAACACCAGTCTTACTTCAACTGCAAGTTTTCTTTTTTATCAAACTCTCTAAGTGCGTTTTGTAATTCAGCAGAGAACTCGGGATCGCTTGATGCTTGGTTAGCCAGAGCGGTGATCCCCTGCCTTGTTGTAAAAGCGTTTTTGAACATTTTAACGTAGGCATCGTTAACATCACCCGGCGAAGCGTTTCTAGCAAGAGATCTTTTCAATCCATACCGATCACTTCCAGTTGAAAGCATTGCTGCTAAATAACGATTCTTTCCAGCAGAAAGAATTGGTCCAATAGGGAGGATAAAGGTCGTCCCTGTCTCCCCTCTAATTGTTCTAAGCCCACTGGATTTTGCGGAAATGTCAGCTATGGTGTTTCCCTCATAAACCTTGGCCAAATCATAAATGAACTGAGCGTCTGATTCACCAAGCACGGTTTCCAGTTTCTGAGCAAATTGAGACTTTCCTGTTGGCGCTTCCCAATCAGCGAGGAACTTTCTAGCGTCAAATAAAGGAGTGTATGGCGCACCAGCAGAAGGATCTCCTCCGGGATATTCATCAAGTAGGTTCCTCATAAAATCTCCTTTAAAAAGATTTCTTGATTCTGGTGAAGATTGGTTGAGCTTTACCATTGTAGTTTTTGTTTCTCCAATAGTCGTTCCTTTTGAAAGTATTGATTTAGAAAGTAAGTCTGGGTCAATATTTTTAAAGTTTCCTTTTTGAGCAGCCTTGAATATTGAAGACCTTACTAATTCTTGATCTTTTTTTTCTAAGGCTGTTCTTTTAATAATCCCGCTGGCTACCTTATCTCTTGCGTCTTGGCTTAACGCAAAAGAAAAAGCATTTAGGTCCGTAAGCGTCATCTCAGGAACATCTGCCGACTTAAGTGCTTTAAGTTTATTGTTCAGGCTGTCAAGACCCTTGGCGGCTAAGTTTGACTTGTCACCATAAAGCGAATCAAGCATCCCCTGATCGTAATCAAGACGAGCGACACCTTTGTTGCTTCCCATCCCGAGGTCGTTAAGGTATTGAAGGCGCATCATTTCCTGCATTTTATTAGTAATTCCCACTTGAGTGGGATCAGCTAATTCAAGCTCTTTTGCTGCCCGCAAAACTCGATTGATTGTAAATGGTTCCTTCATAACAGAACTCACGATATCTCTTGGCGTTGTTGCTTGCTCTCCAACAATCTCCTTGAGAACTCCACCAAGAGTATTCCCCTCAAATGCACCTCTAGCCTGAACCAATTCAGTCGCCTTCTGAAACTCCTCTCCAAGATTCTTAATCGTTCCATCTGGACTTATTGCATTAAAATTACTATAAATCCCCCTTCTTAGTTTGGAAAGTTCAGAGGCAACCTTAACCCCTAACGCATCTTTTGTTGTTCCTCCAACGGCATTGTCTGGACGCGCATCGTTAAATGATTTAATGTAATCGTCGAAATTCCTGAAGTCTAAATCACCTCTTTTTTTGATTGATTCAATTTGTCCTAATAATTCGTTTGATTTCGCAATATCTTTCTCGCTAGCAATTCTTTTTTCAATATTGGAAATTTCTTTTTTATCCGCGATTAGCGACCTAAGCCTATTCTCAACTCCGTTCGTAGCAGACTCATCAAATGCTTTTTTGGGGTTTGCCTGTTGTTTGATTTTTGACACAATGCCAAGCAAGTCTTCCGCCCTGATTTTAAATCCAGCCTCATCTGCTACATCAGCTAATACGTCATACTGCTCTTTTGTGGATTTTTTTGCTTGGTTTTCTGCTGATTCAATAGTGCCTCTTAGAAATCCACCTAAATCGTCCACATTTGCTTTTGATCGAGGCTTTAGAATTTTGCTTAGAGCGTCATCAATAAGGTTAACGTTTGTCCGAGTTGTTTGAGAAATGCTGTTTTTAAGCGCGTCTCTTTGACTTCCTAGGTTTACAGCGATGGCTTTAAAATCATTTGCTGTGGCAGGAATGCTCCCTTTTAATCCTTCGAAAAGAGTGCGAATGCTTTCCTGCGCCTTTCTCATATTGCTGGCAATTCCAGATCCCGGAAATTGACCGCTTAGTTCTTGAGCCGTTTCAAGCCCTTGTTTGCCGAACTGCGCTCCAGCTGGAACAGCGGACGGTGGAAGATTCAACCTTTTAACTGATTTCTCGTAAGTCTTAAGAAACTCATTTTTAAAGTTGCTTGGTGTTCTTGCTGCAATTACTGATGCAGGAATCACATCAATTCCAAGTCCAAGTGCCGTTCCAATAGCCGCTTCCGTTCCACGCCTCAAAATGCTTTCACCCACGCTTTGTGGCATGTCTAGCGCGGCTCTAGTTATATAGTCTGCAACGGGTCCAAGTGTGGCTCTTGTTGCTCCACCAGCAAGGGTTGCTGTGACTGGACTTTTAGTTGCGGCCAGCGTTCCTAATGTAGCACCAATTTCAGCAACAGCAAGCGGAGCCTCAACAGCAAGCATTCCTGCCGTTCCAGCCACACCCTTGTCGAGTGTTGTAAAGCTTGTTCCGTCTTGATTTTTTATCAGATACTCGGTGTTGCCGCCAACACTAATTGGAACAATGCTTGCGTCTGGATAGGTTTTTTTTAAGTATTGGAGTTCTGACTCGGGAGTTGGTAATGCTCCAACCCCCGCCCTGACTCCGGCTGGTAGTTGCTCGGCCATACGGCCACCTTCAGCAACGGGAGCGTTGTAAAGTTGGCCGATGACCTCGCGTTGCCTTGCCTTAAGTTCTTCGGCAGATGGTTGATCTGTAATCACAGGGGGGACATTATATCCACCCCCACCCAAACCCATATAATTAGGCGCGTAGGAAGGGCGAGCTTCAAGTTCTTTTGTGAGCTTGCGAATCTCTTCCAGCTTTGGTTTTTCTTCTTGTTCTTGAAGTAAAGAAAATTGGGTTTCAAGAAATCCTTCTCGCTCCTTTATTGCTCTTAAATCACTAATTAACGAGTCAAATTCTTTTTTATTGCCGGAAGCTTTTGCCGCGTCAAGCTTCTTGTCAATTACTTGGCCAACTTGAAATATTTTTTGGATTTCCGATTCGATTTCAGCTTTGGTTTTTTTTGCTTCACTCATTGGACTCCGTGTTTGTTGTAAATTTCATTCATCCCACCAACTTCTTTTGGACCAATCGCTTCAGTGTTTCTAAATTTTTGCACCTCGTCATCAATGTCAAATGCTGATTTTCCAGATCTCATTCCGTTTGATATGATTCCTTCTACTTTTACGGCTTTGTCGGCGGCTTTACGAAGAAACTCGACAATTTTTTTGTTACCCTCAACAGAGGTGCCAATACTTGGGGCAAGAACCTCGGTAAAATATTGCATTTCCTTATCTGAAATTGCACCTTTTGTAAGGTTGATAAATCCAAGAGCAACATTGCCAGAAGCTGCCTTGAACGCCTCTTGATCTGATACGTCTTGCCCAAATATTCTCTTGCCCTGCATAAGCACATTTTGTGCAAACCCCGTGTTTACACCTTCATCAAGAAGTTTTGAGATTTCTTCAATCTTTGAAAGTTGAGAAGCAACTTGTGCTGCTCCGGCTTTAGTTTCAAGCAGTGATTTGTCAATTGCAGTTTCCCTTTGCTGTTGAGGGTCATCTCCAGTATTCACTCTTACAAGCGGCTCCCTGTTGACCTTCCGCGATCTTGGGGTTAACCCACTCGTTGCCCCACCACCGGAAATATCAGCAGCACGTTGAATCGCGCCCGGATCTCTAGGCTGAGGAATCGGAGTGTAGGTTGGACCAGCTAGTTCAGCGACACTTTGGCTGACGGGCTTCTCTGTGCCAACTAGGGCTGCTCCGTCTAAAAGCGGTGTTCCAGCAACAGCCACGCCATCAGGATAGGCCGCTCCTCCAACATCCACTACCGCCTGTTGCCCTGCAGATAATTGCGGAACTCGATCGGGAAGAACCTCCCCAGTGTCAGTTGGAATATCGCCTCCATATTGCGGAAGCGGCGGAAACCCATTGGTGTCGTCCGACATGGTGGTTTTTTCCAGTGGTTTTCCGGCTACATACCCATCAAAATCAACAATCCTTAATTTGCTTTTGGGATCATAAACATTTCCATAGTCGTCGCTCAACACGTCAAGAGCATCATCTGGACCAAGCGTTATTGTTCTTGGCTTTAACTTGATTGGCTCATTTGCCTCGGCTCGCATCTTGTCCCGCTGAATCAAGGCGTCTTTAATTCCTTGCCCTTCTTGAATATCAAGCTGCCTTTTCTTAAGACCAAATTCAGCATTAGCTTGCATCTGATTTGTCCCCATTTTGATGAGTCCGGCAACAGACTCAGCAATGTCAGCACGTTCATTCAGGGAAACATTCTCATCCTTGATTTGGTCGCGCACACCTTGCAGCGTTGGCGCAAGATCAGGAAACAGCTTCAAAGCAGCGTCAATCTGAATGTCGCTTTGCTTGATTAGCTTTTTCTTTTCGCTTTGTTGCTTGAAGTAGTCCTGAGCTTGGGCAATTCCTTGACCAATAGCCTGCATCGGCAAACCAGCGGCCTCAACCACACCAGCATAATTTGGTTGCTGATACCCAGTAAATCCGATATTCCCGCCCGTAAGTGCCATGATTTTAATTATGTGAAGTTAGTAAACTGGAGTAGCCTTGGGAATTCCTCCAAAAAAGTTACTCATCCCCATGCCAGCTGAGAGACCCATTCCGCTAAGTCCAGTTGCGCCAGCCGCTCCTCCAGCAAGTCCAGAAAGACCTAACCCAGCCGACAATCCGCCAGTAAATGGGGCTGAGAAAAGGCCAATTCCCTTGCCCAGCATCCCCATCATTCCTGCTTTTTGTTGCTGTTCTGCTTTAAACTTTTCCATATTATAAGCATCCATCGCGGAAGCACGTTGTTGAGCAAAACCAAGTGGCGCATTATAGTCAAAATTACCAGAAGACGCCGGGCCTCCCGTAAGCGCCATTCCAAGCGTGTTTTGACCAGCTTGATACGAAAGCGGGGATTGTCCTAACAAGCTTAATCCGGGCTGAGTGTAAAATTGCTGCGCCGCATCGTATGATCGACCACCAGCCTGTGCTGCTTCAGCACGTTTGCGAGCAAGGACATCTTCACGGCCCATCGCTTCGCTGACAATGCTCCGATTACCTCCAAGTCTACCTGCGGCTTGAAATCCCTCACGCGACTGTTGCTCGTAGCCACGCTGTTCTTGCGGAGTGACTCCTTGTGCTGCTGCTCTAGAACGCTCTGCTTCCGTAGCAAATCCTTGAACAACGGCAGCTTGCTCTGGAGACATTGCTTGCATCAAGCCTCGCGTGAGTCCAGCTTGACCTGTCATTTGACCTAGTTCGCCTTCGCGAAGTTGTCCTAGCGTTTCTCCAGCTTGTTGTCCCGTAGAAAGCTGTAAGGCTTCTAGTCCGGGTTGACCACCAACTCCACCAAGGAACTGACCAGTTTGCCCAAACATTTGGGACATGAACTGGGGACCATACTCGGCACTTGTCTGGAGTGCTAGTGGAATTGCAGTCGGATAGTAATTTTCAAAAAGATAACCAGCCTGCCTACCGGCTAGGCTAGTTCCTTTGTTTTTCCCTTTGGTTGCCACCGCAAGTGGATCGACTGGTTTTGGAAGCTTAGGTGAAGAAAATAATCCCATATTTTTATTGTTTAATTTATTTTTATTGCTTCTCCTAAGTTTGCGTTCATTAGGAGCAATGCTGGTTCATCCAACAAAGATTACATTGACTACAGTAGCGTTAAATTCATCGCCATTACCTGAGTTCGCAACAAAAATATCACAAGATTGTGCAGTTGTTGCTGTCGAGATATTTCCTCCAACAAGCCCAGCAACCGCACTAGTGGGGAAATTAGCAAATCCAGATCGCGAATAGTTGGCATCTGGAAGAGCGGTTGTAAAATTCACAGCATATTGACCAGTCCCCAATGTGCTGACGTTAGCGACATTACCAGAAGCCCTAATAAGCCTACGATTTAATGTAACCGTTCCACTTGTATTTCCAGATGCTATATGTGTTACGGTAAAAATAGTGCTGCTGGTAATACCTGTTACAACAAAAGCCCCGTCAGTTGCTGAGCCTAATGTGAAATCTAAATACACCTTATGGCCTACAATTAACCCGTGGTCAACAGTAGTCGTTACTGTTACGGTTGTTGCAACCCTATCATAAGTTCCTACAATGTTATTTGCCGTTGTTCCATCAAAATTCACCCATGCCCGAATCCCGTAAATTGGTGCAGTCCCAGTCTGCGCTCCGTTCAGCTTAGGGGCGGTAATGTTTGCATCAAGAATCTTGGCAGTGGTTACGTTTGCGTCTAAGATTTTTTCCGTAGTGACATTAGAATTAGCAATCTTTGCAGTGGTTACGTTGGAATCTGCAATCTTTGCGGTAGTAACATTCGCATCAAGAATCGCCGTTGTTGTGACAGCATTTGAACCAATCTCATTGGAGGTGATTCCACCGGAGGATACAAACAACTTACCCCCCACAGTAACCGACAGAGTTGCACCAGTAATGGCGGTAGCCGTCATTGTGCTTTGATCGAGGATGTTGTTCATCTTCGTGCTAGTGATTACGTCAGTAGCCGTGAAAGTGTAACTTGTATCAATTGCTCCCATACTTTATCTTTGTGAAATAATTTGTCTGTTGGTGACTGAACCAGCTACCTTTACTGAGTTGACCTTGGGTGATCCTATGGTCCTTGTCAAGATCATTGTTCCGGTGAAGCCCCTAATACCACCTAACCTACACCTGATGCTTGCCGTTTCAGCCTCGGTAATTGTGGTGGGGGTAAGTAGTCCACCAAGCAAAGTAGTCGTTGTGCCTATGGATTGCGCGTCGTCGGGGTCTTCCGCTGCAAACGCAATGTCATATTCCGAGTTCTGGCCGGGAAGGGACTGGATGTTTACCTGTGCGTCGGTAAACCGCTTGCGTTCCATCGTCCCGAGGTCGTATCCTCTGGTTGTAAGGGCTGCGTTGATTGCCGGGGACACGATAGCAGCAGAGTTATCCACGTTTAGAGTGTCATTGGAACTTTCAGATGCTTCAATTTGATGCAATCCACCATTGGAGGTCACCGCATAAATGTTGTTTCTCTCGCTTGCGCTGCCAATTACAAAGTCCTTGATTAAGAATCGAGAGTCTCCAAAGGTGTCTAGTGATTCCCATCCTTTGTTTAGGAAGTTATACACCAAAATAGCGTTATTCCCGTAGGAATCGCCTGCTCCCGGAATGGAATCAAGCGGAACGGCAAGGTAATACCTGTTTTCAAACAAGATCCCTACTGCTTTGTCGGCGTAATCAGCGTTGATCCGGTCAATATACGGCTGAATGTTCTTAGAAAGGGGTTCTTCAGTGCCTCGCAGGTTGTAATCGTTAAGGAACTCAATCCCATACACGCCATCGTCAGACAAAAAGAGCATTGCATTGCCGCGCATGACAACAGACTTGCGAGCTAGGCATCCAATCTCAGATGTAAGTTCCTTAACGGTAACATCCAGAAGGCTTCCCAGCGTTCCCTTAACAAGATGAAGGCTGTTCCTGTTCAGGACAACCAACCCGTCGTCATAGAAGCCGTGCATTGCTACAACAAAGTCTGCTGTTCCACCACTGACACGGAATTGGTTCTCGATCTGGTCAAACGTAGTAGTGTCTAGAATGTCTGATACAGATATTTCATCGGTAATCTTGCGGCTAGTGTATGTCACGTTGTTATACGCGCCAGATTGATCGTAATAGAACGGAACCCACAAGCGGCGTTGGAAATGGACTCCCCAAGGCGCACCGGGCTGGTGCATAAAGCCGCCACCTACGCTGAACCTGCC